GGCGCAGCTTTTTCATTAGTATTCTCAGGAGATGCTACAACAGGATGGACTTACACGGAGAAATAATATGTCAAATTACGAAGCAACAAAATACGATTTTTCAGGAGCAAACCTTACAGGTATCGAAGGAATTCCTACAGCAACTATTGTGCCGTGGTCTTCTGCTTCAGTGCCAACAGGTTTCTTAGAATGTAATGGTCAAGCTGTTTCAAGATCAACTTACTCTGCCTTATTTGCAATCGTAGGTACAACGTATGGAGCTGGAGATGGTTCATCAACTTTTCTTGTGCCAGACTTACAAAATAACGTAGCAGTTGGAAAATCTAATAATAAAGCTTTAGCCTCAACTGGTGGAGCAAATACTGTAGCTGCAACTGGAAACATTGGAGGTTCAACAGCGAATGCAACCTTATCAAACTCACAACTTGCATCCCACTCTCATGGTCTTACTCTTCCGGCTGGTGGTGATGGTAGTAATGTTAAAGCGATGGGTAACAATAGACAAGGTAACCTAAATGCAAACTTTAACACAAATAACTCAGGTTCTGGTAGTGGTCACTCTCACAACATGAGTGCAAACTTTACAGGTGATTCAACTTCGGTTTTACAACCTTATTTAACAGTAATTTATATAATTAAGACGTAGGAGAAATTATGGCAACAAATGCACAATGGACAGTAGTATTCGAAGATAAATGTATAATTAAAAATTTTGCAGAAGGTGCTAATGAAGGTATAGGATATGTTATCTCTGATGATTCTTTTTTAGGTCAAGGTAAGTTTTCAAACATTTGGGCTATCCAATTTGGAACAGCTAATCCTACTGATACAGTAGAGTATAGAGATGGAACTCCTCACTCTAGTTGGGAAGATGCTAATTTAGGTGACTTTCAAGACTTTATTACTAGATGGGATTCAGCTCATTTAGCTCAATTACAATCTGATTGGGATAATGATAATGAAGAAGACGAAACTGAAGCTGAAAAAATTGCTAGATTAGGTGCAAGACCTACTTCTTATTCTTCTTCATAGTATTAAAAGAAACCACTAATCTCTCTTCATTCGAATCAAGTTTCTTTACTTGATGAGGTATATCCGAAGGAAATAATAATAATTTATTTTTTTTAAATTTATTAAAATAAGAAGAATATTCTCTACTATAAAAAACAGTAGGACTCTCTCCCTGTATATAAATTATACCTGAATAATCAGAATATGTATGTATATGTATATCATGAGCATCATCTTTATTGTATAATTGTGCCCAATTATTATCTAAGAATAATTCATGACTATCTAGGATAGTTATTATTTGTTGTCTAAGATTTTTTAAAACTGGAAAATTTAAAACATTTAAATATTTATATGTATTTTTTTGTTCATAGGTTTTAACATCTTTAACTAAAAATAAAATTTGATTAATCTCATTTACAGATATATTTAAATCATATTCATAGAATGCATTTTGATATTGAAATGGATCAAAAGGATTAGACATTATCTTAATACCATCCAAGATGTTAAAATATATTTTTCACCAGATAAAGGTGGATTGCCTCTATGAACATATGGAAAAGCTGCGGGCCAAATAACTATTCTTCCTTTTTTTGGTTTTACTCTTTTTGAAAAATGTAAAAATTCTGTTTCTCCACCCTCTTCAACATCATTTAAGTATATACTAAAAACAAAAGCTCTAGGTTCATTATCAAATCCTTTACCATGTTCTATATGCCAAACGTGATAACCTTCAGTTGGCAATGTTTTTTGAATCTTTAAATCTGTAAAATGAAAAGGAACTCCGTAAGCATCATCTGCACCTACATTTTTTACATAATGATTCCAGGCTATATCAAAATTAACCATCATGGGTTTTAAAGATTCCCACCAAACATCAATATTATTAGGTGCTGCAAAGTATTGTTGATCTTGTTTTTGTAATATAGATGCCTTTTCAAAACCTATTCTATTAACTGTATTATTAAATTTATTTTGATCTTCATATAAATTAATAGCTTTGTTACATTCTTGCTCAGTAATGTAATTATCATACACACCAATAAAATTGGTTATATTAACTGTTTTTTCATTCATTTATTTTTTTCCTTTATATTTATTTTATATTTAAAAGTTAATACCATTCTTAAATCATTAAAACTTCGAACAGTATCTCTAGCACAATGTTCTATTAGACCATCAAAAACTATAACTCTACCTGGTTTAGGTATAATACTTTTTTGAATATCATAACTATTTGTATCATAAAAAACTGTTTCTCCTCCTAAACTTAAATCCCAATTATTATTTAAATAGTACATTACAGTTATACCCCCATCTGAATCAATATCATAATCTACATGAGATTCATGTACAGTACCATAAGGATTACCACTAGCATAAACCCTTTCTAATTTTAATAAATCAAAAATTTTTAAATTTTTTAAAATATTTTCTGTGCTTTTTTTAAATTTGTTTTCAATCTCATTATTAAAAATTAAATCGTATTTAAATTTTCTCCATTTAATACCATCAGTACCAGAACCTAAAAATTTCCAAGGGACTTCATCTCTAAAATAAAAATAAATTTTTTCTGTGTCTTCTTTATCAAAATAATTATCTATTAAATGAATAAACTTTTGATCTAATTCATTTGCTAAAGATATTATTTTTAGTTTTTTATTTTGATACCTGTCTTGATTATACAAATAAACCAATAATTCTGAGTCTTTCCCAATTAATTTTTTAATTGCTTCTCTATTGGTTTCAGTTTTAAAAGTAAAACTGTCATTACCGTAGATAGAGTGAAATAAGCCGGCATAACAAATATCTTCATGGCAGTTCCATTTTCTTAATTTATTATATACATTTACTAAATGATTAAATAAATTATTATTATTATGGGGTATTTGATTAGTTTTTTTACTAATTAGATAATTAATACAGTTGATATATTTATTCATTTATTTTTTTAGAATATTCGAATTGATTATTTTCAATAATATTAAATATAAGACTATATCTTTTTTTTTCTTCTACCACTGTGTCAAATCCATGTAAAATTTCAGGTGGGAACAGATAATAATCTCCTGGTTTTGGAGATATTTTTATATTTAATTCAGGCAATAATAAATCACATCCTTTAGTTAAATATAAAACACCATGATAACATGGATGAACATGACCCATTAAAGAGTCTCCTTTTTTAATTTCATTTCCCCAAGCGTTTGAAACAGTATATTTTTCAAAAAAATATTGAAATAAATCAGAATGACTAGTTTGATGTTTATTTATCATAAACGATATAAAATCTATAAAAAATTTATTTTGTAAAAAATGACACCAATCTGTCATACCTCCTTTTACATTGGTATAACCATTCATGTCTTCTTTTAAATTATTTTTAATATCTAAAATTAAATTATGAATAACTTCTGGATATGGGTAATGACCAAATATTATGTTAATTGTTCTAGGGTAAGTAATATTTAAACTACTTTTATGCTCATTTAACTTGTTATTTGGATCCAACAGACTTATCATTTAGTATCTTTCATTATGTAAAAAACTATTATATATAGTACTATATGCTACAAAAATTAAATTTCAAGCCTGGCTTTAACAAACAAGACACAGAATCTGGTGCTGAAGGGCAATGGACAGATGGTGATTTTGTTAGATTTAGATATGGACTACCTGAAAAAATAGGTGGTTGGAACCAATTGACTGCTGGGTCTTTAACTTTACCAGGAGCCGCTAGAAAACAACACGCTTTCACTTCTTTTGCTGGTGAGAAATACACAGCTATTGGAACATCACAAGGTTTATTTTTATATTATGGTAATGATTTTTTCGATATTACACCTTTAGATACAGCTATTACAGGATGCACTATAACAACTGTCAATGGTTCAAATACTGTAACTATAAATAAAGGATCTCACGGTTTAGCTAAAGGAAGGTATATAACATTATCTGGTGTAACAGTAACAGGTGCATCAGATTTTACAGCTGCAGAATTAGAAAAAGTTTATGAAATACAAACAACTCCAGATGTAGACAAGCTCACTATACTAGCTTCTAGAAATGAAGGAGGCTCAGGTATGACTGCAGCTGGCGCTGCAACTGTTAATCCTTATGTTGAAGTGGGTCCTACTTTTCAAACTGCAGGTTATGGTTGGGGAACTTACTTGTGGAACGATAGTACCTGGGGAACTGAAAGAACAGTAAGTAACGTGATTCTAGATCCAGGCAACTGGAGTCTTGATAACTTTGGTGAAGTCTTAGTTGCAACTGTATTTAATGGTAAAACTTTTACATGGAATGCTGGAGCATCCAATGCCAGAACAATAAGAGCATCACAATCAACAAGTAATTTTCAAACAACGAACAATCCAACGGCTACTAAAATTTCTATTGTATCAGATAGAGATAGACATTTATTTCATCTAGGAACTGAAACAACTATAGGTGACCCTACAACACAAGACCCTATGTTTGTAAGATTTTCTAACCAAGAAGATTTAAATACATATGCACCGACAGCAACTAACACAGCCGGTACTTTTAGATTGGATACCGGTAATGAAATCAGAGCAGCCATACAAGGTAAAGATTATATCTTTGTATCAACTGATCTTGCAGCTTATGTAATTCAATTTGTTGGTCCACCTTTTACTTTTTCTGTTAGACAAGTTGGTCCTAACTGTGGATGTATTGGTCAGCATGCTATGTCTTATGCTAATGGTGCAGTATGGTGGATGTCAGCGGAAGGTGGTTTTTTTGTATATGATGGTACAGTTAAGTCATTACCTTCACTTGTTGAAGACTTTGTATTTAGCACAGACGGAGATAACTTAGGTATTAATTTAAATTCAAGGGATGTTATTTATTCTTCACCTAATTCTTTATACACAGAAATAAATTGGTTCTATCCAAAAGATGGATCTGATCAAGTTGATAGATGTGTGACTTATAATTATTCAGAAAATGTTTGGACCACTTCATCATTAGCTAGAACTACCTATCAAGACCAAGGAGTATTTAATGCTCCTTATGCAACAGAATATACTAATACAGCTACACCTGTATTTCCAGATATATT